GTCGGCAGCGTCAGATGTGTATAAGAGACAGATATTATATAATTTTGTTAGGAGTGAAAAAACTGAATACTTTTTATTCCTACTTGACCGCTCATAGTGCCAGCTGTGAGCGGTCTTTTTTTATTTATTCTATTTAATCGGCAAATCGTGGCTGTCGGTGTATGGGGCTCACTGCAGAGCCTTACTGACTTCTTTTACAAGACCGAGGATTTGAACACGGGTGACATCGTTATTTTTGAACACTCGTGGGGGATAGTAGGGGTTGACTGAATGCAACTCAACGGTGTTATCGTTGTAAAGGACCTTTTTAACAACAGCCTCTTCATCATCAACGAGGACTGCGGCAATCTGACCGCTGTCAACGGAAGTTTGCTTTTTAATAAGAATTTTACTGCCGTCATCAATCAGAGGGCTCATAGAATCACCGTGAACATTTATCCATATATATTTATCCTGTTCTGAGGGGCAAGTGATGTATGTAGGCATATAGTCAACAGGCACATCCTGAGCTATCACTCCGAACCCTGCCGAAATGCTGTCATACACAGGTCGCATAAATACATTTGTTTGCGGAAGTGGGATTGCTTGTTCTTCTTCTTTGTTTTCTCTTTCCATAGGAGTATTGTCCCAACCAAGGATATATTCTGCTTTAACACCGACAGCTTTTGCTATAATCTGAATAGCATCTATTGGTATCTTTGCTGTAACTCCATTTGCATATCTTTGCAATGATGATCTAGATATACCGGTTAATTTTTCTAACTCAGCGTAAGAATAGCCTGAATCCAATATACTGTCTTTTAATCTTTTTACTATATTTCTAATTTCTTCTGTCATTGTGTAACACCTGCCTCATTGCCATTATATTAACATATCAATCTCAATTTTGCAATAGAAAATACAAAAAAATCTAAAAAATATCTCAAAAAAGGGTTGGCTTTCAGGGACTGCTTGTATATAATATAATCATCTCAATAATGAGATAGCAAGGAGGTGAAGAAAATGACAAATGCTCAAATGCTCAAAGGAGCAATAGTTGAGGCAGGTTATACGCAGGCAAGACTTGCGGAAAAACTGGAAATGTCGGTAAACACGCTATCATCGAAGATTTCAGGCAAGACAAAGTTCACGGTTGATGAAGCAACTTTGATTTGTAAGGTTTTAAATATCGTTGATGATACGCGAAAAGTGCATATTTTTTTAGCCTAAACATCTCAAAATTGAGATATGCAAACCAACAAAAAACTGAATAGAGTGTGTTTCTATTCAGCTTTATAGTTTAACCGAGGAGGTGAGAAGATGGGAGCTGCAGATATCGGATATTTAATTGAAGTAGCCGCAAGAGCAATTGGCTTTATTTTGGTAGGTCTTGCTTTTATATGGCAAAATAAAGAACTCAAAGTTCTTCAGGCTGAAATTCAGAACTTGACAAAACTTCTTTGTTCTATAATTTCAGGTCTTAATTTGAAGAAGTAATTTCATCTGAGGTAGATTCATTATACTTCTCTATAAGCTCATTGGCTGTTTTAAGTAAGGTGTCGATTTTATCATCTTGTGAATCGTTAAGAAGTGCCAATTCATACTGTGTGTGAGCTGTATCGTTGTTAAGTTCAGCCGTTTTGTATTCGACACGAGCGGTATCATTGTTGACAAGCGCTGTGTTGTTTTCAATAGTGGTCGTTACAAGCTGTATTATTGTCGTTATAAGTGAAATCAATATAAATATTGCTTGAACTGACATTATTTTAATATTCTTATCAGATTTTTCAGAATTAGAATAATCGTTGACGGGGATATAAACAGCTTCCAAAACTTCCAGCTGTTTATCATCTAAATGAACAGATATTTCTTTATCACTTTGCGGAATTGGAAATTCTTTGCAGTAACCTTTTATACGCTCTTGAAATGTTTTAACAACTTCGGGAGAAAATGTGTAAGCGTTCTTCATTGATTCAAGCGGTTTTGCTAACGATTCGGTAAGTGCGTGTCCGATATTTTTACTCATTTCCTTTGCTAATTCAGCATACATAGGTTTCAATTTTTCAGCTAATTGGGCAAAATTACGGGAAATGTTTAATTGCATTTGCTGAAAATCAATTTCAGCATTTTCATCGGCATTATTGCTAAAGTAAAGTTTATCCATAAATATGTTCCTTTCTGTAAATATATTACTTTCTTTAACGATAATACAAGAATATTTATGTTTTGTCAAATAATTTTGTGACTATTTCAAAAATGTTACAAAGTGCAACTATTACACTAAAAGGGGGGTGAGATAAGGTGTTTATCCTTGAACGGTTAATGAAACACCCGATTTTTACATCTATTGCAGTATCCCTGATATCATCAGTGTTATCAGCGTTATTAGTATGCTTGATAGTGTTGACACGATGACGGGTATTGCTACGGAGTTTATCAAAAACTCTTTATAAATGAGGTGAAGAAATGAAAAATAAAATGATAGGCAACTATTCAAATGAAGGAGTGCTTAATATATCGGCTACAAATTTGCAGGAGTTTGAAAGCCTTATAAAAAAGGCAAAAAAACAAGCTGACGAATTGCAGGATACAATCAATCAGCTTGAATTCTTCAATTTTAGTTTTAAGTTCTCAACAGATAAGGATAATTAGTTTTTCTTTGTCATTTTTTCTGCATTCATAGCAGAAATGTCAAAATCTATAAAAGAAACGATTGCATTTATAAATAAGGTCTTTCACAAAGCGAGCTTGCTAAGAAATCGGGCTTTACTAAAAGAGCTATTCAGTATTGGGAAAAAGGCAAAAAGAGTATTTCTCTTGAAAATGCCGACAGGCTCTTAACGGCTTTGAGTGTAGAAATCAAGATAGGTAAAACAGAAAGCAGGTGATAACAATGCAGATAACAGGCACACCCGATGAAATCGCAGAATTTATGAATCTGCTGAAAAGCGATTACAGAGGTGACTGCACAATTGAAACTGATATTAACGGCAACACAATCTATCATTATCATTTTCCAAAATCAGATGATGAGTAATATTTATTTTTAGGAGGAGTTTATATGTCAGACAGATTGATTGTACCAATCGTAAAGCCGTTGACGCCTAAAGAGGGCAACACGATCAGAGCGGTTGTCGATAATGACACGCTCAAGGAACTTAACGAGATTTCAGACAAGACAGGAATTTACATCTCACAGCTTGCAAGAATGTGCATTGAATTTGCCCTTCCGAGAATTGAAATTCAGGAAGGCGTCAAGGTTGAAAAAGTAAAGTAAGGAGGTGATTTATATGGACACAGTTCAGATGAACAAAAAAATCAAAGAAATTATGGATAGCAGTGATTTCTATTTGCTTTCTGAGGACGCCGCAAAGGCTATTGGAGTTGCTCCGCAAAAATTGCGTGAACAGGCAAAGGACGAACCCGAAAAATTGGGCTTCAATGTAATTGTAGTCGGCACATCTATCCGTATTCCGAGAATACCGTTTCTCAATTATATTCTCGGTTCAAACCCAATGAAAGGAACGACACAAAATGGCATTTAAAGATTTACTTACACGCAGAAAACTGCTTAAGGAGAATGAGAGCCTCAGAGCAGAGAACAGACATCTCAGCATTGAGCTGAGAAACGCAAGGGCAGACCTCGCCCTTGAACTGGTGACATCAAGCGGTTATCGCAACGAAAACCGTACACTTCGCAATAAGCTCAAAGCCTATGAATCATCAGAACCCGAAACAATCGGCTTTGAATGTGTGGGGGTTGAAAATGCCAACGACTACAAGGTTGTTTGATGAAAAGAACATTTTGCGGACCTTAGCAAAATGTTTATCAAATATAAAGGTGGGAAAATATTTTGAATTACACTGATTTTATATCCTCAAACGGATACATATGCACTGAATCTGAGTTTGAAATTGCTAAGGCACACGCTAAGAACAAGTTGGCGGTTATTATCAGCCGATTTGGTGATGCAAACGGTGAACGCCTTGAGGATTATTACCTTGAACAGCTTATCAGGGAAGAACTCAGAGCTGAAAGAGTATCAAAGGCGTTGTTTGAAATGCAACTTGCAGGCAAAGAGAAATCCCGCATTGCTTAGGAACAGCAACACGGGATTAAACAAAAAGAAATTTAAACAAGCTCATTATATCATATTGAATCGAAAAATCAATAGTTAGGAGATATTAAAATGTGCGAAGTATGCAGAAACACTCCGTGTAATCCGATGTGCCCAAACGCACCGCAAGTACTGGTAATGGGGCATTGCAGAGCGTGCAACGCAGAACTCAGATATGATTATACATATTTCAGAGATACAAATGATGATATTTTCTGTTCTCGTGAATGTGCCGAACTTTTTCACGGCATTACCGAGGAAGAATGGTCAATAGATTAAGGAGGTAACATAAAATGACCAAAATTACAGAACCCGTTAATTTGCTTGAAACTGCTGATATGGAAGAAGTAAAAAATCTGTCAACAGTTAATGATGTAGAACCTGATTCAACCGATTTAATTCAGGTAGCTCAGATTCCTGTCATTATCGAGAATCTCAAGCTGGTTAAATCTGAAATTGAGAAAAAGGTAAACACTGCCTGCGAAATGATATGTACAGACGAAAACTACAAGGAAATCAAGAAGTTGCGTTCATCGCTCAATAAGGAATTTGCGGAATTTGAAACTCGCCGAAAAGCGGTTAAATCGGAAATAATAACACCTTATGAGGCTTTTGAAACAGTTTACAAAGATTGCGTGTTATTGCCTTATAAGAAAGCTGATTCCGCCCTTAAAGGTAAGGTTGACACCATTGAGCAGGGTCTTAAACAGGAAAAGTACGAAAAATCAAAAAGCTATTTTGATGAGTATTCAAAATCACTCGGTATTGATTTTGTGGCATATGAGCAAGTTAGTTTAAACATTACTATGAGCGTATCTCTCAAAAAGCTTAAAGAAACTATAAAATCTAACCTTGACAAGATTATGGATGACTTAAAGCTTATCGCAACGCAGGAGCACAAGGACGAAATCCTGTACGAGTATAAGCGGTCTTTGAATGTATCGGTTGCAATAACTTCCGTAACCGAGAGGTACAAGGCTATTGAAGAAGAAAAAGCAAGGGCAGAAGCCGAAAGAGCAGAGCGTGAAAAAGCCGAGCAGGCTGTGAGCAACACTCTTGACGAATATGAACCGTTTGTTGCAAATGTGCCTGAAGAAGTTGCTCCTCCGGTTGAAGAAATATCAGAACAGCCACAGCAAGATGAAAAAGTTCTGTCATTGTCATTCAAGGTTTACGGTACAAAATCACAGCTTAAAGATTTTGCACTCACTGTTAAGCAGTTAATCAACGAAAGGGGATTGCGCTATGAGTAATTATAATAATCAAAACAATCAGATTCAGCAGAGAAAGCCGAAGTTTTCGTCAATGCTCCAGACACAGGCTTTTCAGAAAAGTCTTTCAAACTCAATGAAAGACCCGAAGGAAATCCAAAAGTTCACGGCGGCTATTACCTCAGTAGTGAGTACCAATCCGGCACTCGAAGAATGTGATGCAGGAACAATTCTTTCAGCGGCACTTTGCGGACATTCGCTCGGCTTGCCACCATCACCACAGCTCGGACAGTATTACATGGTTCCGTTTAAGGACCGTAAGAACAATCGTACAACAGCAACATTCGTTCTTGGTTATCGTGGCTATATTCAGCTTGCTATCCGTTCAGGACAGTATAAAAGACTTAATGTGGTGGAAATCAAAGAGGGAGAACTTCTTAATTGGGATCCGCTCACAGAAGAAATTACAATCAAAATGACTGAAGATGAAACAGAGCGTGAAACAGCTGAAACAATCGGATATTATGCTTATTTTCGCTATGTAAACGGCTTTGAGAAAGCTCTTTACTGGAGTAAGGATAAGATGAAACAGCACGCTATGAAGTATTCAGCTGGATATGCAAATGATATCAAGAAGGGTACAAGCTATACATTTTGGGCAAAGGATTTTGATGCGATGGCTAAGAAAACAATGCTCAGACAGCTTATCAGCAAATGGGGCGTTATGAGTGTTGAAATGCAGACAGCGTATGAAGCTGACAATCATATAATCAATGCCGACGGTACTCCCGATTATGAAACGAATACAATGATTGACGCAGATGTACCGTCAGATGCCCCATTACCGGAATCATCTGAACAGCAGATTGATTCCGATGAAGCATTCTCAATCGATGATCTTGCAGAGTGAGATGATTGATGTTGAGATAATCAGTACAGGCTCTAAGGGCAACGCAGTTCTTCTTGACGGTCAGGTCTTGATTGACTGCGGAGTGCCGTTCAGCAAACTTGTTGAGTGTGAAGTGGTTGACCGAGTTAAATATGTTTTTTTAACTCATCAACACGGAGACCATTGTAATGTTGCTACTCTAAAGCGACTGCTGTCCGAACACCCTCTTATTAGGATAATTTACCCCAATTATCTTTGCAAAAAGCTTTTTTCATTAGGTGATACCTCCTTTCAAAACAATTCATTTATTGTTGCACAGGATAAATGGTACTCAATAAGCAACATTACTTTTTCGGCAGTACCACTTCGGCACGATGTTCCAAACATCGGATGGAAGTTACACTTTCGCACTCAACAAGGGATATATAAAGTTATATACGCAACTGATACATCGGAGATTGCTCATATTACGGCTAAAAACTACGATTTGTATCTTGTTGAAGCTAACTACTCAAAAGCAGAATTACTCAATCGAATAAAAGATAAAAGATTAAATGGTCTATATGTGTACGAAGACAGAGTTCTTCGTACACATTTGAGCAAAGAAAAGTGTGACGAATGGTTGTATCAGCAAATGGGGCAAAACAGTTCCTTTGTTTACATGCATCAACATGAGGCTTTAGTATGATTACATCAGCTAACATAGTATCTTATGACGGATATAACTTAATAGTAAGACCGCATGAGCGTATCGGCAGAGAACTTGCACAGAAACAAGTACATGAAATTGAACTCAGAATTGTTGACGGACGCACGATTTCTGCCGAACAGCGAAGAAAAATATACGCAATCATCAGAGATATAGCATTTTGGTGCGGAGATAATCCCGAATGGATTAAAGAATATTTCAAGTTTAATTTTTGCGGTGAATTTGGCATTGAATACTTTTCGCTGTCTGATTGCGAAAAAAGCGTAGCAAGAGATTTCATAAGCTATCTGATAGATTTTTGTTTCTACCAAAATATCGGAACAAGAGATACTCTGCTTAATGTTACAGATGATATAGGCAGATACTTGTACAGTTGTCTTGAAAATCGTAAGTGTGCAATATGCAATGCACCAGGTGAAGTTCATCATGTTGACAGAATTGGTATGGGGCGAGATAGGGAACAGATTGTACATATAGGATTAAAAGCTATATGCCTTTGCAGAAAGCACCACGATGAAGCACATCGGCACGAAAAAGAGCTGTTTGATAAGTACAAAATCTACGGTATAGAACTTGATGAATATCTTTGTACAAAGCTGAAACTTAATACAAAAAGAAAGAGGTGATACAGTGAATGGCTGGACAACCAAAGCGAGGGCTTGACTTTGCGGCTTGGGATGTTCACTTGTTCGATGATGATGAGAGATTTGATGTGCTTATTGATGCACAGGGTTGGGACGGCTTTGGAGTATTTTTTTGGATTTGTACCAAAGCTTATGCAACAAATGGTTACTATTATGAGTGGCGAGAAGAAACCAGTGCTGCCACGATAGCGAAACGAATGAGCGGTGGAATTAAATCAGATACGGTAAATCAGGTAGTTAAGCTTTGCTTACGAATTGGGCTGTTTGATAACGGGCTGTTTGATAGGGAGAGCATACTGACCAACAAAATGATGCAAGAACGATATATGTACGCTATCGAAAAACGCTCCGTGCGAGGTCGCACAATAAATAGATTATATTGGCTTTTGAAAACGGAAGAAACAAAGGCTTATATAGTTATACCTGAAAATGAGCATAATCTCTCCGAGAATGAACATAATCTCTCCGAGAATGACACAAAGAAAAGTAAAGTAAAGGAAAGTAAAGTAAATAGAAATAATTATTATGCGATGCCGTCTGCAAATGCAGCCGACACCGCCGGTGAAAATATTTTTATTACATTACCCTTGAACGATAAGAGTAATTATTCAGTTTCAAAATCTGATGTTCAGCACTACAAAATTTTGTATCCTGCTGTTGATGTAGAACAACAATTGCGTTCGATGTTGGGGTGGCTCGAAGCTAATCCTAATAGGAGAAAAACAAAGAATGGTATCAAAGGGTTCATAACTAAATGGCTTAATAAGGTCCAAGACAGAGGAGGTGTAGGATATGGATTCAATCCAAGCGATAATGTCAAGAATAATGTCACCACAGCGAGCGGAGGAAATTATCCAACGGGCGAGAAAGTCTTCTAAAGAACTCACTCCGAGAGAAAGAGCCGAACAAGAAGCAAAAGTGTTTAACTCAACACCCGGTAAGCTCATTGGCTATGAGTGCGAGAAATGTATGAACCGAGGCTATATTTACCGTGTAAAGGCAGGCGAAACGCCTTTCGGGCAGGTTACATATGATGTGGTTGCTTGCAAATGTGATTGTATGAAAATTCGAGATGAACTTCACAGAATGCAGAACAGCGGTCTTCAAAAACTTCTTAAACGATATACTTTTGAAAGTTACAAGACAACCTCAGATTGGCAGAAATATGTGAAAGATAAAGCATATGAGTACATTGACAAATGCTCTGATTGGTTCTTCTTCGGCGGTCAGCCCGGTTGTGGAAAGACACATATATGTACGGCTATTGTCGGAGCATTACTCAAAAAAGGCAAAGCACCTAAATATATGCTTTGGCAGGATGATATTACCAAAATCAAGCAGGCATCGAGTAATTTAGAGGTGTATGAAGCTCTCATAAATTCATATAAGCAAGCGGAAATTCTTTACATTGATGATTTCTTTAAAACTCGCAGGGGCGATTTTGTCTCAACAGCTGATGTCAATGCTACATTTAAGATTATCAATTACAGATACAATGAAGGATTGCCGACTATCATAACATCTGAATTATCACTTGAACAGATTTCGCAGATTGATGAGGCTTTAGGCAGTAGAATTTCAGAAATGGCTAATCCGAAAATTTTTATTAAAGCCGATAAAAATAAGAATTACCGTTTTACGAGAGGAAATGAAAATGATGTCTGAAGCACAGGAGCAATGTAAACTCATTAAATGGGCGGATAAATGTGTGCAAATGAAAATACATCCTGAACTTTCAATGCTGTACGCTGTTCCAAATGGTGGCAGAAGAGATAAAGCCGAAGCCGCACATCTTAAAAGGCAAGGAGTTAGGGCAGGTGTTCCGGATTTATGCCTTGCTGTGCCAAAAGGTAAATATCACGGCTTATATATTGAGCTTAAAGTCGGCAACAATAAGACTTCTGAACATCAGGATAAATGGTTGCAGAATCTTTCACGGTGCGGATACGCCGTAAAGGTATGTTATGGCAGTACATCAGCAAAGCAGACAATTGAAAAATATCTGCAATTGGGTGATTGATTATGAAATTGCAGGTTTGTCGAAAGTGTAAACACGAATATCATCCATGTAGCATACGGAAATGCCCGTACTCTGAAAAAGGTTTGTACATCTGCGTTTACTGCTGTAAGCACTGTAGGTTTTGCAAGCCCGTAAGCACAGGCTTTGTCTGTGAATTTGAAAGGAGAGAAAGCATTGAAAGTGAGAATACCCGTTAAGCTGAAAAGAGAAGCTATGGCGGAGATTAACCGCCTTGCCGACAGGGAATATCATAAAGTCAAGGACAAGGAAATTGCGGACGCCACAAGGCGAATTTTTAAGACGATTGTATTTGCCTTGCATAAGGATTTCGGTTTTGGTCGTGACAGATGTGCAAAGGCTTTGAAGTCGATGACCGAGATAATTGAACATTCCGACACTGACGAAGTGTTTTGGGAGCATATCGACAGGGTTGTCATCGACAAGCTGAAACTTGAATTTGACAAACGAGATTACACCGACAACGGAAAAGTTGTTAATTTTGAAGGAGACGAAGAAAATGACAAAAGAAAGAATCGCTAAATTCTGCGAGAAATTTAACACACACAAAGCAACGCTTATTCAGGACACAGACCGTTACCTAATTATTGATTGGCGAAGGGCTGATGGAAGCGGAGATTATTATGTGAATTACATAGTAGATAAGAAAAGAGGTAGCTTAATAGTTAGCGGTGATTTGGGTGATAGCATTGCTACTTGGTATAATAAGATTAAGCCGTCAGATCTTAAAAATTATGTAAAAAATGATATTGGGTATTACATAAGCAAGATTCAAACAGCATCAGATTTGTTTTATTATGATGAAAAAAATGTTGTAGAGAGTATTAAATACAATCTTGAGGATTTTGATTCCGATGAAATAATATCTTCGTATAGCGAACATAGTTCGTGTTATATGGAATCGGAAGATGATGTCTGGGAAGAACTTGAACATGAAGTTTCAAACTGCATTTACGGCAACAAGTTTATACCGTCAGAATTGATTGTAGATTTTTGTTCTGAACTTGATACTGATTACTTTGAGTGGCTTTATGATTGTGGCAAACGAATACATCCTCGTGTTTATTTATGGGCAGAAGGATTTTATCGTGCATGTAATCAGCTTGGTATATAATGTGCAGAGGTAAGTAACGATGACAAACTTTGAAAAAATCAAATCAATGAGTATCGATGAAATGGCTCGGAGTTGTATGAGTTTTTTTGCCTGTCCATATGGAACTCCATATTTCGGTTGTCCTATGGAAAAGCGATTCAATGGCAGTTGCATTGGCTGCACGAAACATTGGCTTGAAAGTGAGGTAGATATGGATTGACAGCAAGAGAGATTAAGGACATTAACAGAGAGATTTCACGGCTCAGGGCGAAAATGGCACGGATTCAGGCTGAGGCGGACAACACGGCGGTGACGCTGGGTGAACGAATTGTTCCGTCAGGTCAGACATCCGACAGAGTGGGCAATGCGGTGGTGCAGATTGCCGATATTCAGCGTGATATTCAGAACCTTGAAATCCGCAGGAACTCGGCTCTGAACAGCCTCTCACGGGATGATTTTGTGGAAAACTGCCTGTTTATGCACCTCGGCTTAAAATACAGCTGGGCGAAGATTGCAGTCGATACAGGCGGAATCAATACCCCCGACAACATAAGAAAAATGTGCAACCGCCACCATTGGTAAATTTGTCCGTTTTTCCGTTTTAGGTGCGGTATAATGTAAACTGAAGAAAGCAACAAAACGACATAGGCATTTATGTCCTCCTAAAATAAATCGCACAGACCGCTCTCGTTTGAGGGCGGCTTTGCTTTTGCGGGGTGGAATTAATGTATAAAGATAAATGCGGTACAAGTTACGAAAACAGTACAAGGACGATTTTTGAAGGTGCAGGAGAATATGACATCCCGATTATCAAGCCTACAAAAATTACTGAAAACAAATTCATTGGATTTAACGAAATTTTAAGCAGTAAGCAAAGTGATTGCGGAGTACATTTTTTCCTTGACGATTACCAGTTTCAGAGGTTGTGGAATACACCCGACAGGTACATTGAAAAGCTACAAAATTTTAATTGTGTGTTGTCGCCTGATTTCAGTCTTTACACTGATTATCCGACAGCGTTGCAGATTTATAACCACTATCGCAAGCATTGGATAGGTGCATATTTACAACTCTACGGCATTGAGGTAATACCTACAATTTGTTGGAGCGACGAAAAAAGTTTTGAATGGTGTTTTGACGGCGAACCTATTGGCGGTACTGTTGCCGTGTCAAGTGTCGGCACACAGAAAAACAAGATTGCCAAAGAACTGTTTTTGAAAGGCTACAAAGAAATGATTGAACGCTTACAGCCTGAAACAATTATCTTCTACGGCAGAGTCCCCGAAGAATGCGAGGAGAACATTATCAACATCAAATCATTTCAGGAAAAATTCAGGAGGTCAAAATAATGGGCGGAAGAGGCTCTTCAAGCGGTATAAGTGATAAGGGAAAGAAGTACGGTACAGAATATCACACAGTTGCTCAATTTGGTGAAATAAAAGTAATTCGTATGAATGGTAATACTTCGATAAAAGCTCCTATGGAAACTATGACAAAAAATAGAGTGTATGCTACTCTTGACAAACAGAGCAACATCAAAAGTGTTACTTTTTATGACAACTACGGCGAAAGAATAAAACAAATTGACGTTAAAGGTAGACCTCATAATGGAATGATGCCACATACCCATTTGGGTTATGAACATAATGAAATTGGAGATCGTCAATTGACTGATAAAGAACAGAAATATGTAAGTGTATTATTGAATAAATGGGAAAGAAAAAGAAAACACTTGAATATTTAGAAATTTATTGATATAATATTATAAACGCAGGGGATAGTTTAAATAGGAAAACAGTTTTTACAGATTCCGGTGCAACTCCGGAAACCTGTGTTTAAAGGCAGTACAGAAATGTGCTGTCTTTTCTTTTGCTTATTTTTAGAAAGGGCGGTGATACCGTGAAAGACAAATTAAATGCAAGACAGAGGAAGTTTGCGGAATATTATGCGCAGAGCGGTAACACCGTTCAGAGTGCGATACAGGCAGGATATTCCGAAAATTACGCAAACGCAAGAGCGTATGAATTGTTGGAGAATGTTGGAGTTTCAAAATACATCAAGGAGCTTTCCGATAAGCTCAAAGATGAGCGCATTATGAGTGCAAAGGACAGACAGGTTGCTTTGTCCGACATTGCAAGGAATGACGGGCAGGACACCTCCGACAGAATCAGGGCTATTGACACGCTCAACAAGATGACGGGTGAATACACCGTTAAGGTTGACGCAAAGGTTGAGCAATCCGAAAAGCTCTCCGATGTGTTCAGACAGTTGGGCGGTGAGGGACTGAGTGAGTAACAAATTCCCGTTGTCACAAAAGTATATCGACTTTATCAACACAACAAATGTGTCGGCTGAATTTCTTGAAGGAACTACAGCGTCCGGCAAAACTACCGTCGGAGCAGGCGTTAAGTTTATGCGAATGGTGTCGCAATCGTCGAAGAAGCTTCACGCAATTGCCGCCAAGACAACTGGTAAAGCCGAAGAAACCATTATTCAGCAGGATAACGGTATTCTCGACCTGCACCGCAACGCTGTCTATTGTGGCAACGGCGACAAGGATTACAAGCTGCCGCATATCAAGTTTGAGGGCAAAATCATCTATATTCTCGGTTACAGCAGTCGGGATAAATGGGAAATGGTTCTCGGTGCGCAGTTTGGGTGCGTTTATATTGACGAAATCAACACCGCCGATATCGAGTTCATCCGAGAGATGTCAACCCGTAATGACTATATGCTTGCAACGCTGAATCCCGATGATCCGAGCCTGCCTGTGTATAAGGAGTTTGTCAACCGCTCCCGTCCTTTTAAAAAATATGAAAACGATGTTCCTCCCGAGATTACGGCGGAGCTTACCGAAGAACCTGTACCGAATTGGCGGTATTGGTTCTTTTCTTTTGCCGACAATTTAAGTCTTACACCTGAACAGATTGAAAAGAAAAAGAACTCTGCACCGAAAGGTACAAAGCTCTATAAAAATAAAATCTTAGGTTTGCGAGGCAGAGCAACAGGTCTTGTGTTCCCGAATTTTGAGAGGGCAAGACATATCAAATCAAAAGAGTGGGCAGGAAAGTTTTTGAACTGTAACCGCAAGTCGGAACACTTTGTTCAGTTCACCGCAGGTCTTGATACCGCCTATTCGCAGAAGTCGCCTGACACTATCGCAATGACATTTTACGGCATTACCAATCACGGCAAGTGTGTTCAGCTTGATGAAAGAGTTTATAACAACGCTGAAATGCAAACGCCTATTGCCCCGAGTGACACGGTGAAGAATTTTATTGATTTTCTTGACCGCAACCGTGATGAATGGGGCTTTGCACGCACGGCTTTTATTGACAGCGCCGACCAAGCGACTATTACCGAATTTCAAAAGTATAAGCGACAGCACGGCTGTGTCTATGACTTTGCAAATGCATGGAAGAAAACGAAGATTATCGACCGAATCAATCTTGTACTCGGCTGGCTTGCCACCGACTGTTATTTTGTGCTTGAACATTGTAAAAACACGATTGCCGAGTTTGAAATTTACAGCTGGCGAGAGGATAAAGACAATACACCCGAGGACGGTCACGACCATTGCATTAACAGCGGTCAATATGCGTGGCTGCCGTTTAAAAATATTATTGGAAGTGAAATAAATGGGGCTGATTAACAGAATGGCTGAATCTATCAGATCGGGAATTAAAAACTTTTTGCAGATTACTCCTGCAAGCGACAAAACAATTACCGTTACCGAAACAAGCAATCATCTGACCGAGTGCTTTATCAATCGCATTTGGTATTGGGGCAACAGCAGACAGCTTGCGGAGCTGTACAGGCAGATTGATACAAACAAAACTATGTTTTGGGCGGCAAAAAGCACAAAGGGGCTTGAAATCCGTAAAATACACACGGGCTTGCCGGCACTCATCTGCGAAACTCTCGTGAATATCGTAATTGCCGACTACAACGGCACAGATGTTACAAGTAAAAATTCAACCGCTTATGCAGAGCGTTGGGAAGACATTGAAAAGCAGAACAAGCTATCCGACACGGTTAAGCAAATGCTCCGGGACCTATGTGTTGTCGGTGATGGTGCTTTTAAGGTCAGCTTTGACACGGCTGTATCAGATGTTCCGATTGTTGAATGGTATCCTGCCGAAAACATCGACTTTACATATGTGCGTGGCAGAATCCGAGAGGTTAAGTTTTACACCGATTACACGCAAAAACACCGCCGTTACCGTTTTGAAGAAACATACGGTTACGGCTATATTCACTATGCTTTGTATGATGACAACGGCAAAGAGATTGACCTGCACACGGTTGACGCTCTTTCGTGGATTGATTCAAAGGGTGTTACATTTGACGAATCATATATGTGGGCTGTACCTGTCCTTTACGGCAAATCGTGCCACAAGGGCAGAGGTGCGGGCATTATCGGCATAAAAACAGACGCTTTCGACAGCCTTGATGAAGTGTGGTCACAGTGGATGGACGCACTCAGAGCCTGCCGAACGAAGCAGTATGTGCCTGATTGCCTTGTTCCGAGAAATCCCGAAACCTGTCAGCCAATATCGCCAAATCCGTTTGACAACCGATTTATCGCCGTGGGCAACGATATGTCTGAAAACGGCAACGGCAACAGGATTTACACCGAAAGTCCGCAGATTCAGCACGAAAGCTATTTGAGTTCATACATTACTGCCCTCGACCTCTGCTTACAGGGCATTATATCGCCGTCAACTCTCGGCATTGACACGAAGAAGCTTGATAATGCAGACGCTCAGCGTGAAAAGGAAAAGACAACCCTTTACACAAGGCAGAACCTTGTGAAAATTACGCAGAACGCACTTCAAAGCCTTGTTGCAGTTGTACTCAATGCAGACGATGAACTTAACGGCAATGGTATTGTTGAGGGCTTGGAAGTATCAGTAAACTTCGGCGAATATGCAAATCCGAGCTTTGAAAGTCAGGTTGAAACCGTGTCAAAAGCAAGACAGGGCGGTTTGATGTCAGTTGAAACCTCGGTTGACGAGCTTTACGGCGACAGCAAGTCGGAGGATTGGAAAGCCGAAGAGGTGCAGAGAATTAAGGAAGAGCAGGGCATTGCAGGCGAAGAAGAAAAATCGGAGCTTGACGATGTGGACCTTACCGACACGGGCAATGAACCCGATAAACCCGAAGATATCGCAAATCAGGACGATGACAGCAAATGAGTAAGCAATGAGTGATTACAACATTAAAGAGGCTTTTGAGAGAATTGAAAACGAGCTTATCGACAGCATGATGCGCAATTTCAGCCGTCACAGAGCCGAAGAAACCAAAGAGGGTTACAACTGGACACAATGGCAGGCTGAACAGCTCAAAAGTCTTGAAGAGTACCGTAAGCACAACGCAAAGAAATTCGGCAAGCGTTTCAAAAACATTAACAGCAAGGTTGAAGAGATGATTCGCACTGCCAAAGCTGACGGAAATGCAAGTCAGGAGGCAGAAATTCTTGAAGCTGTCAAGGACGGTTTCAAAGCCCCGAAAAAGCCGTCAGCACACAGCACAGCCGAGTTTTTTAAGGTGAATGACCGTAAACTTGACGCACTCATAAAATCGACCACAGACGATTTAAAGAGGGCAGAAACGGCAGTTTTGCGTATGAGCAACGACAAGTACCGCAAGGCGATTTTTAACGCACAGGTTGCAATGAACACGGGTGCGGTTACATACGAAAAAGCCGTTGATATGGCTTGTAAAGATATGCTCAACGCAGGTCTTAATTGTGTGGAATACAAGAACGGTGCAAGGCATACGCTCTCGGATTATGCGGATATGGCGGTTAAAACAGCCAACAAAAGAGCCTATCTGCGTGGTGAGGGCGAAAAGCGAGCCGAATGGGGAGTATCCCTTGTTGTTGTGAACTCAAGACAGGGCGGTTGCCCCGATTGTGCAAAATATATCGGCAAGGTGTTTATTGACGATGTTTATTCAAACGGCAAAAAGTCAGACGGAAACTATCCGCTTCTCTCAACCGCAATCAAGAACGGTTTGTTTCATCCGAGATGTAAGGACAGCACAAGTACATATTATCCCGAACTTGATGATTTGGACGCACCGTTGTCTGAAGATGAAATCAAAGAGCTTGACCGTCAGCGAGGAATTGAAGAAAGACAGCAGTATGCACAGCGACAGGCAGAACGCTTTGACCGCCGTGCCGAATACAGTCTTGATAAGGACAATAAACGCATTGCCCAAACCCGAGCCGATGAGTGGCACGATAGGGCTGATATGCTTGAAGAAAAGGTGAAACAATTTTCTTTGAAGACTGATGAACAAAAATATTACAGACCTGTTTTTGAAGAAGATATATCAAAAACTTTTGAACGCAAAATTGAGGGCGAAACAATTACAATTGATACCCGCAAGGCAAATGCATTGTGTGACAATGTTTATATTTCAGATAAGGTAAAGCTAAAACGAAAAGAACTTCATAATTTTGATATGCAAGTGAGAAAAGCGTTTGATATGCTCGGAGAGGTTGAAACAAGCGGAAAGCCTGAAATTTGTATTGTCACTCCCGAAGAAATGCGAGTAAATGCTATTGCTTCATATATGCCAATGCAGAATGTTCTAAATGTCAATTCAGCATACTTTTCAACAAGTGATTTGTCAGGCTTACAAGAAAACTTGGCTTGTCCGCAAGACAGATTGAGTACAATTCTGCACGAACTGATTCATTGGCAAGACGCTAAAAATTACAGAGCAAAATTCGGAAGTATTAACGATTATTTTGAATATTGCGATTACCTTAATAAAATTTATGCTCCAAAGGTTGAAAAATTGATAAATAACGGTTATAATATAGAGGATATAAGTGAGTATGCTTTTGAATGCTTAAAAGATAAAGCTATGGATGAAGTGTATAACGAGTACAGAGTCAGCAAACTTTTAGGGTGATGATAGTATGAGATTGATACAAACTGAAGAACAAAAATCTCTATGGAATGCGTTTAAGCCGTACCTTGTAACAAATGGTTTAAATGTCACTTTGCGTGAAGATGCTCCACAAGAAGCTAAAGATGCTGAAGCACTTTACAGTAAGCTTAGAGAGAAACAAAAAATGCAATATCTAAAAGATAGTGGCATAATCTAACCGCTCCGTAAAAAGGGCGGTTTTGTTATATGCAATTCACAAAAACAGCATAAAATTACGAATTGAGCATTTTATAATCGACAGCAATGTTGATTATAGGGTGCTTTTTGCATTTTAACCCGTCGATTTCGACCAGTTTAGAAAGGTGGTGACAGAATGAAAATCAGAGTAACAACAGCATTTAATGACAGGCAGAACGGTTATGTAACCCGACCTGTGAATGAAGTTTTTGAATGCTCCGAGCAGAGAGCAAAGGAACTCATTGACGGCGGTTTTGCAGAAGAGGTCAAGTCTGACGCTCCCAAAAAGCCGAGAGCAAAAACAGTTAAAACAGAAAAAGCAGATTAAGCACTTTACGAATATGTAAGGTGCTTTTTTATTGTCCGAAGACATTAAACTACGGGAGACACCGTGCAAAACTGAAACAGAGAGACACTCTATAAACTGATTACGGGAGACACCCGAAAAACTGAAAGGATATGAAAAAAATGGCAGAACCAAATCCAACACCAACCCCCAACGAACCGACACCTGCACCGCAGGGAACACCACAGGGAAACGCTCCTGCCTTTGATTACGACAAGCTCGCAAGCCTTATTACAGGCAAACAGAGTGTGACAGAGGACACCGTTTTGAAGTCATATTTTAAGGAACAGGGATTGTCAGTCGATGAGATGAAAGAGGCTATCGGTGCTTTTAAAAAGCAGAAAGCCAAGAACACTCCCGACTTTGCAAAAATGCAGTCGGAAGTTAAATCTGCAAACAACGCAAAGCTCACGGCAGAAGTCAACCAATCGGCAACCCTCGAAGCCGTAAAACAGGGCGTTGACATTGCAACCGTTCCGTATGTGCTTAAAATTGCAGACTTTTCAAAGGCTGTGACAGACGGCAAGGTCAATGCGGAAAAGCTGACAGAGGCTGTTAAAAAGGTGCTTGACGATATCCCCGCACTCAAGGGCAAACCTGCCGAGAACGGCACAGGAGTTAAGAAAATCGGCGGTGACGGCAACGGTACATCGGACGGTACAAAACCAAAGGCAAATGTTCCTACCAAAAAATGGAACAGATTTAATATTTAACCAAAGAAAGGATTGAAAAAATCATGGCAAACACAAATAACTATGCCGAGCAGTTCAGCCCTGATCTGCTCGAAATTCTTGTTCAGGGCACACTTACATCACCATTCATCACTTCAAATGTAAAGTGGGTTGGCGCAAGAACTTTCCACTTCACACAGATGAGCACATCAGGCTTTAAGAACCACAACCGCAACGGCGGTTGGAACAAAGGCAAATATACACAGACAGATGTTCCTTTCACTTGCGAGCACGACAGAGATATTGAGTTCCTTGTGGATAAGGCAGATGTTGACGAAACTAACGCAACCGCAAAGGTTGAGAATATTTCAAAGGTGTTTGAGCAGACACAGGTTGCTCCCGAAACCGATGCACTTTTCTTCTCAAAGGTTGCCGCAAAGGCACAGGCAACAGACGGCTATCATTCTTCAACAAAGACATCGGAGTGGACTAAGGAGAACGCTTATTCAAAGCTCAAAACAATTCTTTCTGCCGGCAAGCTCCGCAGATACAAGGCAAGAGGCACACTTGTTGCCTATGTGACATCTCACATTATGGACTGCCTTGAACAGTCAACAGAGTTCACTCGTAAGATTGAGCTTACACAGATTGCAGAGGGCGGTATCGGCATTGAAACAAGAGTGACCGAGATTGACGGTTGCCCTATCATCGAGGTTATTGACGATGAGCGTTTCTACGATAACTTCAACTTTAACCCCGATGACGGCGGTTTTGAGCCTGCAACAGGCGCTCACAAAATCAATGTTCTTGTTGCCTGCGGTGAAACCTGCAAGACTGTTCCGAAGATTTCAAGCATTTACTTCTTTGCTCCCGGCTCACACACAGAGGGTGACGGCTGGCTCTATCAGAACCGTTCACTTTCCGACACATTCGTATTCCCGAACGGCAAGGACGGCAAAATTGACAGCATTTATGCCGATGTTGACACAACGGCGGTTGCGTAATGTATGCCGATTACATTGAACATCAGGGCGGAGATGAAAACAGTATTATCTCTGCCGAACACATTGATGTTCTGACTTTTAACCGCATTGATTTTGAAAAACTTTCGAAAATGCAGAAGAGAATCATCGGCAGAGTGCATAGCAGACTTACTGCTTTTGAAAAAGAAAATGCCGATATGATTTCTTCCTATCTGAAAAGCTATTCAATCAACGGCACATCAATGGAATTTGGCGCAAGCTGGAATTTAATGTGCATCAGTGGAGTGGCAATTCCTGCCGACCTCTATGCGTTGCTAAAATCAACAGGACTTTGTTATCCTGCAATCTGAAAGGTGCGTGAAAACCGTGAAATTTCCGTCACTTGTAAAAAAGCAGTTCTGCAAAACTCCTGTCGAGGTCACAATCTACGGTGAGGGAATAACCGAGGACGGCTCTCCTGTTATCGCATTTGAGTGCAAAAACCTGTATCCCTCCGAAAATCTTTATCCGTCAAATATATTATGCGGAGGCAACGCTGTGTGCAATGTGCAGTCAAAGGCAAAGACGGTCTATACCAAAGAGCAGAAAATTGTTCAGGTGTCGGCTGTCTTGCTTTTTGACGGCGACATTGCCCCCGACAGCCCAAATTTAAGCGGTGGCTTTGCAGTCCTTGACGGCGTAAAACGAAACATCGTACAGGGTACAAAACACCGCAACCCCGACGGCAAAGTTAATTTTACGGAATTGGATGTGATTTAATGGGATTTTCGGTATCATCAAAAATCAAACTCAATATGCCTGTTGTAAAACAGCTTGATAGGGCAAAGCAACAGGCTCTTGAACAGACAGGTGACGCACTTCTTAAACAGGTGAAAAACACGCAGGTAATGCCGTTTGATACGGGTAATCTTCAGAACGAAAATACCTTTGAAGATTGTGCGCAGAGTTGGAACGGCACGGTTAAAATCGTGTCAAGCACTCCGTATGCAAGGCGGTTGTATTTTCATCCCGAGTATAATTTCAGCCGTAAGGAAAACATTGCCGCCGGCGGTAAATGGTTCTCACCGTGGCTTGAGGGCGGTACACGGCAGAATTTTTGCAGTCGGGCATTTGTGAGATTATACAGAAAGGAAGCAGGACTTTGATTTACTTATCGGACATCAGAGATTGGCTCAAAAGCGTTACCTCAGCCGAGCATTATTACATCGGCAAGCTTGACAACAAGCAGGACAGGTCAATCGGTGTGTATTCATTAAAGCAGTCGGGAACACCCACAAGAGCAATCGGCGGTGAAAGTACCTACGATACAATAAGCGTGTCTTTGCTTATCCATTACACCGACAACGCAAGAGAAACCGAGGAGTTTGCACGCAGACTTTACGAAACGCTTTACGGCATTAAAAATGTTGAAATTAAGGAACACAAAATCTATATAATCGAACTGCTCACGGAAGAACCCGTTGATGTGGGAACAGACGACAAGGGTGTGTATGAGCAGGTCATTGAAGTTAAATTTTATTACGAAAGGAAGTAATTTTATGGCAAAAGTTGAATCGGGAGTATTCCCGTGCTATGAAAATCAGTTTGCGGTTGGCAAGGCAGGAACAGAATCCGCCACGACAAATATTGCTAACTGCGAAGAATTTTCCGTTGCATTTGACAACGGTGTCGAGGAATGGACAGCCTTTGAAAACGAGGGCTGGAAGTCAAGGCTTATGACAGCAAAGTCAATCACAATTTCGGTAAAGGGCAAGCGTACAATCGGTGACGCAGGCAATGACCAGATTGCCGCCCTTGCATTTGAAAACGGCAGAAAGGCAGAAGTTTCGTTTATGTGGACCTTCCCCAACGGTGCAACCGTCCTCTTTAAAAATGCAGTTGTATCCGTTACATCAAACGGTGCAGGCGCAAGTACGGGTGTTGCTCCGCTTGAATTTGAAGTTATGTCAAACGGCAAACCGGTATATACAGCAGCCGCTTAAAAAATGAAAGGAATGAACGATTATGTCAAAGTTAATTGATATTACAGACAAGCTTAATTTTGAGGAAAAGCCGAGTGTCAGAGTTAAAAATGTTGACCTTGCAATCAACAATGACGCAGTTTCAATGCTCAAAGTTGCGGCACTTTTTGAGGACGGCAACGGTAAAAGTAAAGATGTTATCGAAATGTATCATCTTCTTTTTGATGAATCCGAGAGAGAAAAGATTGAAAAGTTAAAGCTGAATATGCACGATTTCAACGCCCTTATCAGCGAATCTGCCAAAATTGCAACAGGCGATTTGACTGACGAGGGGGAAGCTCAGACCCCGGCTACGACCTGATTGATGACTTTGATTTAATCGTGTCGAGCTTTCGCTCGGAGTACGGGGTCAGCATTTATTCAAAGGATTTTGCTAAAATGAGTTGGAATGAGTTCTGCTCACTTCTGCAAGGCTTAGGACCCGAAACACCGCTTGCAAGAACGGTTCAAATTCGCCTTGAAACCGACAAAGAAGTCTTGAAAAACTTTACTTCGTCACAGCATAAAATCCGCAACAAATGGCGGTCAAGGAATGTAAAGCACTATTCAGACGAAGATATGAACACCGTTCTTGCAGAATTTCAAAACTTTTTTGCTAATCTGTAAATTTGTACATAATTTTCGCTGTATCTACAAAATTCTTGACAATGTTAATATATAGTGATAAAATGTAACATACACTAACAAATTTATTAAGGAGAGTGTATGTTTATGAAATGTCCACATTGCGGAAACGAATTAAAGGACGATGCAAAATTTTGCGACAAGTGCGGTGCAGGCTTTGGCGGAAACGATTCAACCTCGGCAACCGTAAATCCTGTAAATGCGAAGAAGAAAATTTACAAGCGTTGGTATTTTTGGGTTATTATCGTTGTTGCTATTATGATTGTTGGCGGTGTAAACGGTGCAATTAACGGTAACAGCGGTTCAAACAAATCAAAGCAGGAAACTACTGTTGCAAATCAGAGTTCAGAAAAAACAACTGAAAAAGCGACAGAAGCACCGACCACAAAAGAAGTTGCAACAGAAAAGCCTACTAAAGACCCGAAGAAGGTTGAAAAAGAATTTAAAGACGGTTGCAAAACAATCGACTTTAAAACTCTTTCAAGAAACCCTGACAAGTACAAAGGTAATGACTACAAGTTTGAAGGTCAGATTATTCAGGTTCAGGAAGGCTGGGGCGATTCGGTTGACCTGAGAATCAATATAACCAAAGAAGAAAATGAGTATCTTGATGAACCATTGTGGACTGATACAATCTACGCAACTGTAGAAATTCCTGACGGTGCGGACAAACTCCTTGAAGATGATGTAATCACATTCTGGGGAACTTGTGACGGCGACTATACATATGAAACCGTAATGGGCAACAATGTGTCACTTCCGAAAATCGACATCAAATACTACGAACTCAACAAATAAAACAAAAAGCCACTCCAAACGGGGTGGCTGTTCTTTTGCAAAATTTTTAAGCGTACATCATAGCGGTGTGCGCTGTTTTTATGCCTGTTTTTAAAGAATCTAAAATGAAAGGAAGTGGTGAATATGGCGACAAAGGCGGGTGAAATTGAACTTGATGTCAGGCTGACAGGTGATGATATTTCAAAAACATTGCATAAGATTTCCGATTCAATTACCAAAAAGTTTGATTCGGCATTTTCAAGTCTTTCAAAAGATTTTGAAAATGTAAGCACGGATATGAAACAGTCCTTTTCAAAGGTTGCAGAGGGCGTTTCTCAGAAAACCGAAAAAGAGTTTTCAAATATCAAAGGCAGCGGTGAGCAGTTAAGCAATTCGGTTTCATCTTCGTTTAAGAAAATAGGAATGGCTGTGGTTGCCGCCTTTTCCGTTGCCAAAATTAAGAAGTTCGGTCAGCAGTGCATTGAATCGGCTGCGGAAGTCAATGCGGCAAATTCGCAGTTTGAGCAGACATTCGGCACAATGCAGTCACAGGCAGAATCAGCCATTAAGAGCGTTGCCGATCAAAGCGGTATTCTTGAAACCCGATTGCAGGGCGTCGGCACAAGCATTTATGCCTTTGCAAAAACTACTGGAATGGACAGTTCAAGTGCTTTGGGTATGATGCAGGAGGCTTTGCAGGTAACAGCCGATAGTGCCGCATATTATGACCGTTCGCTTGAAGATACCGCAGAAAGCCTGAAATCGTTCTTGAAAGGCAACTTTGAAAATGACGCCGCACTCGGTTTGTCCTGTACTGAAACCACACGAAATGCGGCGGCTAATAAGCTGTATGGCAAGTCATTTATGGATTTGTCGGAATCGCAGAAACAGCTCACGCTTTTGCAAATGGTCAAGGACGCTAATCAGCTTTCGGGTGCTATGGGACAGGCAAGCCGTGAAGCAGACGGTTGGGAGAATGTAACGGGCAACCTCAGAGAAAGTTGGAAACAGCTCCTTGCCGTAGTCGGTCAGCCTATTCTTCAGGTGGCAACTCAGGTTGTAAAGCGGTTGAGTTCCGCACTTTCAACTTTAACGGAATATGCCAAAGGTGCGGTTGAATCGCTTTCAAAGGTCTTCGGCTGGGATACAGGCAATAACACCGCAAGCAATATCAAATCTGCGTCCGATTCTGCCAAAAGCCTTACGGATACGGCAGATGACAGTTCAAAGTCACTTGATAATGTTCAGAAAAGTTCAGAAAAAGCAAAGAGAAGTGTTGCGGGCTTTGATAAGCTGAATGTGCTTTCAAACTCTGACAGCTCATCTTCAAAGTCAGACACCTCCTCATCAAAAAGCTCTTCAGGCGGTTCATCGGGCGGAGCTGTTGCAAAGAATGTTGTCAAGGACACAAGCAAAAACCTTTCGGGGGCATTCAAAAATCTATACGAAAAAAGCGGATTCAAAGGCTTTGTCGAGAATGTACAGAAAGGTATTAACAAGGTTGACTGGTCAGCTATAGGCAAGAACTGCAAGACCGTTTTTGATAATGCTGTTCCCATAGTTCAAAAGGCATTCGGCACAATGCAAAAGGTCGGTTCTGCAAAACTCGGGGCAATCGGCTCTGCATTCGGAGCGGTTGCGACAATCGGCGGAAAGTCGTTTCAGACCATTTCAGGCGGTGTTGCTAAGTGGATCTCAAAAGACAGGGAAAAGATTATCGGCTTTATCGACACCATAGGCAACAATCTTACAAACGGCTATAACAACCTTTCAATCTTTTTTGATAATTTCGGTACACTTGCAGGCAATGCAATTGACAATGTTCGCCCTCAAATGGAAGAATCAATTTCCAATCTTTTAAGCAGTCTTACAATCTTTGCGGGCTCAGTCGGCGAAGTCGTTTCGGGTGCGTTTTCAACTGCAACCGAAAGCCTTGTTGAATGGACTGAAAATGACGGTGCAACAATCACAGAATTTCTTGAAAATTTACAATTGCAGTTTGCAGATGTGTTTGACTTTATCGGTCAGATTTTCGGAAATATCGGAACAATTATCAGCGAATGGTGGAACGGCAACGGACAGCAGATTTTTCAGAATGTCTGCAATATGTTTACCAATATCGGCACAACCCTGATGAATGTTTACAATCAATGGATTAAGCCTGCGTGGGATTTTATCGTAGCAATGGTAAAGTCAGCTTGGGAAAACTGGCTGAAGCCTGTTTTTGAGGGTGCAATAAACTTCTTCGGCAAGGTTGCAGACTGTGTTTCAACCGTGTGGAATAACTTCCTGTCACCGTTTGTAAACTGGCTTGTCAGCTTTTGGGGACCTATATTTCAGAATGTTTTCAATGCCGTAAAAAGAGTGTTTGATAATGTGTTTACATTTATCGGTGGGTTGGTTACCTCTATACAGAAAACATTCGGCGGTCTAATTGACTTCATTACAGGCGTTTTCTCAGGCGATTGGAACAAAGCATGGCAGGGTATCTATGACTTCTTCAAAGGCATTTGGGACGGCATTTGCGCCGTGTTTAAGTTCATTATAAACGCAATCATTGACGGCATAAATGCGTTGTGGACAGGTATTTATAACTTTGTTTCTGGCGTTGTTAATTCAATCGGCGGAATAGCCGGTATTATCGGAGCGGCTTTTGGACAGGATTGGAGTTTTTCAATGCCTGAAAATCCGCCTCTCATTCCGAGATTTGAAGAGCCCACGGAATCACCGGCACGAAAATTTGCAAAAGGCGGTATTGTTAAAGCTCCGACACTTGCGGTTGTCGGCGATAACGCAGGTGCTAACAGCGGTAACCCTGAGGTTATTTCCCCTCTTAACAAGTTACAGGGTATGCTCGACAATTCGGGCGGTCAGGATACAGTGATTCTCACACAAATTCTTGACCTGCTTAAACGCATTTATGAAATGTTCATTATCTTTCGCAATAACGGCGGCAACACTTATTCGTTTACTGCCGAGCTTGAGGGTTCAACGCTTTTTGAAGAAATGATAAGACAGGATGAGCTTTACAGACGCAGACACAACGGTAAATCCGCATTTGCATAAAGGGGGGATGATATGTCAAATTATAACGGCTATTTGCTTAAATTCGGAAACAACATAATGCCGAATAAGTACATTACCGCATTTTCGTCAACTCCGAATCAGCGACTTGAAACTTCTGCGGAACGAGATCAGAACGGTACGCTTCAAAGGGCAACGCTGCCAAATTACAAAACAAAAATTTCGTTTTCAACTCACATTCTTCATCTTGACGAAAAGATTGATTTTCAGTCGATTATCAACCTCTCAATGGCGAATAAGTTACAGAGAAAGTGCAGGGTAACTTATTGGAACGATGAAACGAACAGCTATTACACCTCTTATTTTTATATTCCCGATATTGAATATACCGTAATGGATGCCGAAAAGAATGATATAACCTATCAGCCGATTACTGTTGAGCTGATTGAGTATTAAGGGGTGATTCTTAAAAATGCTTGTATCTAAAGAAATTGCTGATAAGCTGAAAACAAACACACTTTACAACACCGTTGCCCTGCATTCTCCTGACGGCAGTTTTGAGGATATAACAGGTGAAAGTATCGTGCTTGACAGCTTTTCGCTTGAAAATGAAATCGTTGAAAAAGAATTGAAATTCGGCGGTTGCATAGCCTCTGAAATGAGCGTGAAACTCATTGATTATGATTGCTCGGCTTTGATAGGAAAGACGGTACAGGTCATCATAACGGCAACATATCTTGAATCGGAGCTGTATCCGTCAGATGATTTGTACCCGTCAAATACTCTTATTTGTCCTGCCGAAACAGGAACGGTTGAATGTCCTGTTTTCTACGGTAAAATTCAGTCGGCTCAAAGAGATAAAAAGCAGCGTAACATCGTCAAAATCACAGCCTATGACGCTTTTTATGATATGTCAAAGGCGGATGTGTCTTTGTGGTTTGCAGGCAAAGAGAACGAGGACGGCAGTTTTGCTTATGGTTATGCGCACTATCAAAAAGACGATAATTTTAAGAGCTTTTATTCAATAATCGCAGAATTTGCCAAAGATTATGCAATTACAGGGATTTCACCGCCGAGCTTATCTGTCTTTAGTGTACCGCTGAAATTTGATGATACCTGCGTGGAAAAGGTTATAAAGGACATTACCTTGTCAGATTTAATTCAAGCTTATGCAGAAATAACTTTGAGCTTTGCCGTTATAGATGCCGACGGAAAAATGCGTTTTAAAAGGCTGTATTCTCAATCTTCCGTTGAAACAATCGATTCGTACAAAGATTTATCCTTTGAAGATTACGAACTTGAGCCTATCCGTATGTACAGTGCTAAATTTGCTGATAAAAAAGCGTTTTTGTATGGCAACAGTAACGATTTTTCGTGGTATGTTTCCGATAACATTTTGATGAGGTGCAGAACAACAGCAAGTGATATCGGCACAAAATATAATTCTGTTAATTTTTTTGGTGATGTATATAAATACCGCCCGACAAAAATTAAGCTGTTTTCGTATTGGTGGCTTGAGGCAGGCGATAAGTACACAATTAAAACTCCGTTTGAAGATTTGCCGACAATCGAAACATTTGTGTTCAATAAGAAAATGGACGGATTTATAACTGCCCTCACATCAAAGGGCGAAAAACGATTAGGAAAGGAAGTAAAAGAAAATGAACAAATACAATAAAATTGTCTTTGTGAACGGCTCTGCTCCGCCCCTCAATGCCGACAACCTCAACCATATGGATGAGGGGATTGAACGGGCAACAGACGGAGCAATTGCACTTGAAACCGAAATAGCCACGGCAAGAGGCGGTCAAAATTCGCTTGGAGCAAGGCTTGATAAAACAGACAAGAGTATTGCCCGAAAGCTTGATTCAATGCCGTTCGACAGCGAACCCAAAAATAACAGCCCGTGTTATCTCACAAGCGGAGCAATTTACAACGCTCTGCTTGTGAAAGCAGATAAAACCGCCTTGGCGACTAAATACGATTCGTCAAATATCGAACTTGGTACAGCTACTCTTACTCCGTACTCTACTCAGATTGATAAAATAAAATCTGCAACTTGCCTTTATGAAAAAATTGGCGATATCGTTATTGTCAATGTCACCGTCATTATGAACGCAACATCTTTAGGCGGAACATCTTCAATATCTTTGCTCAATATGCCTTTCTCAAACAAATCGGATGTGATTGTTCATGATATCGGCATAAGCAAAAACGGCGGAATGTTCAGAGGAAGTGCAAGTAAATCAGCTTGGCTGCAGTTTACTCCGCTCAATAAACAGGCTTATAATTTCGTCGCTGATGAGCAGGTAAACTTTTCTTTGATTTACAAAATATAAAAATAACGGAGGTATGAAAAATGGAACTTAAAGAAAAAATCACACTCGATATGCTCACAAAGGACAGCGTGTCGGTACTCAGACAGCAGTTTTTGACCTTTAACGGTGAAGAAATGCAGGTTGGCGGAAACATCCGCAATGCATATATGAACAGCAAATCAGGCAGAGAACAGCTCAAAACGGTGTTGTCTGATGAATACTATAACGCTGTCATGGCAGTTTGGGGCGACAATCCAACCGTTGACGAGCCGATAGAAAGCGAGGTGTAAACAATGAAAGAAAACATTTTACAGGCATTATTTGCCACGGTATGCGGTGCTATTGTCGCATATCTTAACATCTTGCTTGTGCCGTTTGCGGTGATGATTGCGGTAATGATTATCGACTATATCACAGGAATGGCGCAGGCATACATCAGTCACACGCTTAACAGCCGTGTCGGTGTAACAGGCATTATCAAAAAGGTAGGCTATATCGTAGCTGTAGCGGTCGGAATTGTTGCAGATTATCTCATCAGCTCGGCACTTGTCAACTGCGGAATCGACCTGCGGATTAACTACTGTATCGGCATGATTGTGACGATTTGGTTTATCATCAACGAATTAATTTCAATCCTTGAAAACCTTTCGGAAATCGGAATCCCATTGCCGAAGTTTTTAGTATCAATCGTTAAGAGATTAAAGACTACTGTCGAAACAAAAACAGACGAAAGCGAGGAATAATTATGAGTAATTCAAAACTTGTTAATTACACAAAATTAAGCCCAAA